AGGTCGATCTCGAGCTCTTGGCCGATGAGAAGAAAACTGATGTCGAGAGATTTCAGCAGTACGGGATGACCGCGGTCGTCAAGCCCCCATCTCAGAGTCAGAGCAGTCAGGGGAGTCAGGGAGGAGGGGGAGGAGGCCAGAGTGGTCAAGGCGGGGGTCAAGGTCAGCAGCAGGAGGCCGCGGAACAGATCGTATTGTTCCTGGGCAGCGAGCGCACCCATGCCGTGGTGATAGCCATAGACGACAGACGCTATCGCTTGGGTAGTTTGGCGGACGGTGACGTGGCCCAGTACGATTTCCAGGGTCACCAGTTCCACATGAATGCCGACGGGACCGTTCTGTCCGTACCGAAGAGCAAGAAGTACCTGTTCCAGGTAATGAAGTCTGACGACCTCCCCAAGCCGCAGAGCGGGAAGGGTCGGCACGCGCAGCAGTACAAGGTGAACGACCAGAATGGCAATGACCAGAACGCCCAGAACGCTCTGGCCACTCATCAGATTGACCAGAACAGCGAGACCACTACTCACCCTCTGCTCGTCGTCGTGCAGGTCGTTAGCGAAGGGTCCGTAGATAGCTCCATCACTCTGAATACGAACGATATAATAGCCACGGCTGAGCGCAACATAACGGAGACGGCCGGTGCCACTTTCCTGGCCAAGGCCCCGACCGTCGTGGCGGAGGGCACCGTCAAGCTGGGGGCCACGACCGACTCTGGGAGCGATGTGGTCCTGCCCGTGGCTCTGCTCGGTGCCGTGGACAGCAACGGTGACGAGATCGTGCTGCCCATATCGGTCAATACGTTCGGGAAATGAATTTTCTGTTCCTGCGAGCGGAGAACCTCGGGTGTCTGGACAACGCCACCGCAGCCATCAATTGCGCCTCCTTGCCGAGCACGGTCGAGAAGGTGATCTGGACCGGTACGGCTGGGAATCTCGAGTACAACAACGCACCGAAGATCAGGTCGTCGTTCTCCGACCCGACCCCGTACCTGGGACTGGTCAACGGCTTGATGACGATCCTGTCGTCTCGCTCACCGGCGCTCACTCTGGCCCAGGCCCAGTACGTCCAGACGACTCTGATTGACGTGCTCTACAACATGAAGCGGGTGGTGCCGTACACCTTCGTCGGTCACAACTGGGACGCCACTGATGACTTCATGCTGGCGTACTCTTCCCAGTTGGCCGCGCTCATGGCCAGCGGTAGCTCGGTGAATATGTCCGGGTTGATCACGCCGCTGAACTCCGACATGGCCATGTTGAAGAACAACTTCACCGTCGGTGGCACGGCCTCCTCCGGCGTATGGCATTCCAGTGGTCCTGGTGCCCTGGGTGTTGGTTTTCAGGACGTCTACAACACCAACTTCATCGGCTACGGTTACCAGATTGGTTCCCCGGCCATTCAAATCCCCGCCGGCGGCTACAGCGCGAGCGGGGCGTTCACGTTCACTGGCACGCTCTCATTCGTACCAGTGGGGGAGACCGCGGCCGTGGCGATCTCGGTGGCCAACCTGGCTGCCCTGATCACCAACATAGGGTCTCGCAGGGGGACGCTCTCGGTGACCAGGTCGACCAAGAAGGCCCAGGTCGCTGCCTTGGCCACGGTGGCGGCGGTCATAGCCTATGACGTAACGGCGGGTTGGTAGATGGTGGACATCAGGCTCATATCGATAAATCAGCGAGTGCCGGTTTATGCTATGTTCGATTGGCTGCTGCTTCCCACCGGTGCCTTGGACGAGACTCAGGAGCTCGCCTCGGCCGTGACCGTGGCCCTCGGCACGGACAGGTTGGCGGATGATGACGACGACCTCCCGGACATAGAGAGCACGGATCGCAGAGGGTGGTGGGGAGACCTGGATGCCGCAGAGTTGTGGGATGGGTGGCCGATAGGCTCCAGGCTGTGGCTGCTCATGAGAGGCAAGATTACCGACTCGTTCGCCAAGGACGGCTCCACATTGGCCAGGGCGGAGGAGTACATAAGAGAGGCGCTCATGCCCTTCATCGATAAGAAGGTTGCGTCGCAAATAGACGTCGCAGTGACGAGGGGAATTGACAACTACTCCTCGATAGTGGCCAGCGTGGTCCTCTATCGAGGACCTCTCCCGGACATCGCTCTCGAGTTTCAAATCCTGTGGGATGGGATAACAACCTGATGCCCTGGTCAACACCGACTCTCAAGCAGACGAGGCAGCTGGTCAGAGACAACGTGACGTCGCTCGTGAAGGGCGCCGCCATGATAGGCAACAACTCGCTGAGGGTCATGGCCGATGCCATGGCTGGCATGGCTCGCCTCGTACTGGAGTACATAGACTGGTTATCGAAGCAATTGCTGCCGGACACTGCCGAGATGGAGTGGCTGGATCGTCACGGTCAAATCTGGCTGGTTAATTCTGATGGTACTAAGGGTCGCAAGCTGGCGGCCCAGGCCAACGGCATCGTCCTGGCTACCGGGGTTCAGGGCGCCCTCATCCCGGCGTTCACATTGATAATAACGACTGCTGCCGAGTACGAGACTACCATGGACGTGTACCTGGACTCGGTGGCTACCGGGGTCCCGCTCCAGGCCGTCGTCGGTGGCTCCGACGGGAACTTGGACCCGGGGACGATCATGCAGTTCGAGACGGCCCCCAGCAACGTGGACCCTACCGTGACGGTCGAGACCATGGACGGCGGGACCGACGACGAGACCGATGACGAGTTGCGAGCTCGCGTCCTGCTTCGCATCCAGAACCCGCCCATGGGCGGCGATGCCAATGACTACGTACAGTGGGCGCTCAGCTACCCTGGAGTTACGAGGGCCTGGTGCGGCCCCAATGAGATGGGGATAGGCACCGTCACCGTTCGTATCATGATGGATCAGCTGCGTGCGGAGAACGCCGGCTTCCCTCTGCCGGATGACCTCAATGACGTGTTGGCCTTTATGGAGACGGTGCGGCCGGTGGCGATCAAGGACTTCTTCGTTGAGGCCCCGATCCCGTACCCGATTAATATCACGATAAATGACCTGAGCGCGAGCATCGATATAGTAGCGGCCAAGGCCGCCATCCTGGTGAGCCTCCAGAACGCCTTCTTCACCAGACAGGAGCCGGCGGAGACTTGGTACGTGCCGTGGATGCATGAGGCCATCATGGCCTCCAACGGAGTCCTGTCGTACTCAACTCTCATAAGTAACCCACCCAATACCACGCTAGGTATCGTCATGCCGTACCCGGGGTACATGGCCGTGCTGGGGACGGTGAGCTATGGCTGATCGTCACCTTCGTCGCTCTGGTTCCGATTACGCGAGGGGTCTCGCCAAGCTCCTTCCGAGTGGTGCGGTGTGGTCTCGCGACTCTGACTCACTCATCATGAGCGTCGTCAAGGGTCTGGCGATGATATGGGGGTCCGGTGGGGTCAGCATGATGGACGACAGCTCCGGTGCGACCCTGCTGGTGGACGGTCGTGCTGGCGACCTGCTGGAGCGCGAGAGCGACCCTAGAATAACGATAGAGATGTTGCCGGACTGGGAGCGCAACTGGGGTCTGCCCGACCCGTGCTACCCGGACGTTACGAGCATCGCAGAGCGTCAGCTGATGCTAATCAAGCAGATGACGATGACCGGGGCCCAGTCCAGACAGTTCTTCATATCCGTGGGTCAATGGGTCGGTCACGACATCACCATCACCGAGTTCTCCCCATTCATGTGCGGCATGAGCAATGTCGGTGACACCAGGGACGCCAAGGGACACTTCAGGTGGCAGATAGGACCTCCCGAGATGAGGTTCTATTGGACCGCTCATGCCGGTCAGGCCAAGCTGACCTGGTTCAGGTGCAGCAGCGGCCAGTGCGGCGTGGACCCTCATCTTCGTATCGGGATAGAGCAGGACTTCGAGTGTCTGCTGAGGAGATGGAAGCCGGCCCACACTGGTCTGGTGTACGACTACTCCTCGCTGTTCAACGGCGGCTCCATGGCCGGCACACCGTGATAGGGAGAATCTCGTCATGAAATATCAACCGCCTTTCGGGGTCACCGACCCGCTCGCCGCGTACGTCAACGGTGACCCGTCGATCGGTCTGCAGGGCTCGATCCCCCCGGCCGCCTCGATAGAATACCCGATGCGGGAGATCACCAACCTGATCACGGAGGCTGGTCTGGTCCCGGCCGACTCTGACCTATCTCAGCTGGCTCGCGCTGTCAGACAGGGGGTCAACTACGCGGAGCCGGTCGTGGTGGGCGGCAACCCGAACGTACTCACCGTATCGATGCCTACGCTCTTCCTCGATCTCTATCGCAAGGGCTGCATGCTGCGACTGCTGATCCCGGTCACCAACACCGGGCCGGTCACGGTGAACATAGATGGTCTCGGGAATCGCTCGATCGTGAGAGGTAACGGCGCGGCGCTGGCGGCCGGGGACCTCCCGGGCAGCATGGTGGCTAATCTCATTGACGACGGCACCCACTTGCAGATCGCCAATTTTCAGGGCTTCACCTCTACCACGACCAACAACAACACCTACCTCGTCGACATCCCGTACTGCGCCGACTCCAGTGCCACCTCGAACATCATAACGGCCAACTTCTCCCCGGCTATCACCGCATTGACGGCGGGGCTCGCCATCCTGGTGAAGCTGGCCAATAACGTGACCGCTGCGACCACGATCAACGTCAATGGCCTGGGGGCCAAGAACGTCACGGTGCAGCCGGTCAACAGGGCCATGATCAGGGGAGACGCCAACGCCGGTCAGATCATGTGGCTGGTCTACGACGGCACGAACTTCCAGTTCACCGGTAATCCTATATCGATGCTGATGACCAACACGGACTACTACGTGGACGGCAACATCGGCTCGGACTCCTTGTACGATGGGACCTCAGGCACGATCAGTGGGCCGCACGGTCCGTTCGCCACCCCGCAGCACGCCCTCAATCTCATCGCTGGGTTGTCCCTGAACGGGTTCACCGTCACCCTCCACATAGCGGATTGGATCGGTCACGCCTACCCGAACTTCATCCTCCCGAGACTGAACGGTGTGGGGTTGGTCGACATCAGGGGCAACTTGGGCACTCCCGCGAACACTCAGATATACAACCCGTCCGGCCCGGCGATCATGACCGTCTCCAACTCGGTGTCCGGGTATCGTATCGGGGGTCTGATGCTCTCCTCCGCCGGTGGGACCGGTGCCCCTAACTACTGGCCGGGAGCCGGCATCTGGATCACGAACGAGAGTTCTATCTCGGTGCACAACCTGCAATTCGGGAACTGCCCTGACGGGTACTTCGTCACGTGGGGGGCTCTCATCCAAATCCTCGGTCCCACGGAGTCACCGAACGGCGTGTCGTATATTTGGTGCGGAGGCAACGCCTCGGCCTTCTGTCAGGCCACCCTCGGGGCCGTGTTCGAGATGGACAGACCGGTCCTGATCTTCGTGAACGCGGTGGTGTTCAGCACGGCGTTCATGTACGCCTCCAACCTGGCGTCCTGTCAGACCCTGATAGGCAGTGTGTCCAACCCAGGAAACGCTAACGGGCCTCGCTACAACGTCTCCTCCAACGCGGTCATCAACACCAACGGCGGCGGCGCCTCGTATCTCCCGGGCAGCACTCCTGGAATCAGTAGCTCCGGTGGAGTGTACGTCTGATGAGCGGGCCCGCGCTATACACCAGTCAGATAAACCTCTCGAAGAACGACGACTGGGTCCAGTCGTTCACGTACACTGACGCGTTCCTTGTCCCGATCAATCTGACCGGCTCGATCTTCAGGCTCCAGGTCAGGAGGCTCGAGATTGACGCCGAGGCCTTGATCGACATCTCCTCTCCCGGGACCGGGTACGTGGGGACGGGCATCGTGATCACTAATCCGACGGCGGGTCAGTTCACCATCACTATCCTGAGGTCATTGATGGCGAATATCCCACCGGCCAATGACTACGTTCAGGACCTGGTTCGCATCAAGCCGGACGGCACCCAGGAGAGAATGTGGGAGGGCACGGCCACGGTGGTCACCGGGACCACGAGATGAGTGACCTCATAACGCTCGTAGCGAGCCAACGAATCTCGCTGCAGCAGAATGAGCAGTCGGACTTCGTAATAAGCACGCAGGCGACCGGCTCTCAGGGTCCCGCGGGGGCGTCCGGTCCGCGAGGCTCGATGGGTGCGACCGGCATCACTGGCGCTACCGGTCCGCAGGGTCCAGGTGGCACGGGTCCTCAGGGCGCCACCGGTCCTCCGGGCCCGCAGGGAGCTACCGGTGCGTCCGGTGCGCCCGGGCCAGGTGGCACGGGTCCGCAGGGTCCCGTGGGTCCGCAGGGTCTCCCCGGGGCCACCGGGCCAGCGGGTCCTCCGGGAGCCACTGGTGCTCAGGGTCCCGTCGGTGCGACTGGCTCGCAGGGTCCTATTGGTACGACCGGCCCAGCCGGGGCCATCGGTCCGCAGGGTCCCGTCGGTGCCATTGGTCCTCAGGGTCCTGTTGGTACGACCGGCCCAGGTGGCTCCACCGGTCCTCAGGGTCCCATAGGTGCGTCCGGTCCGGCTGGGTCTCCCGGAGGAGCGACCGGGGCCACTGGCCCGCAGGGTCCCCCCGGTGCCAGCGGTGCGTCTGGTCCTCCGGGTGCGAGCGGACTCACTGGCTTGCAGGGTCTCACGGGTGCCACTGGCCCGCAGGGTCCTGGTGGTACGACTGGTTCGACAGGAGCCACCGGCCCTCAAGGTTCAAGTGGTACGACAGGAGCTACCGGCCCTCAAGGTCCCATCGGTACGCCAGGCTCGACGGGAGCCACCGGCCCTCAGGGTCCCGGCGGACCAGCCGGTGCCACCGGTGCGACTGGTGTCGCCGGGTTCTGTCCCAGCGCTGGGCGATTAGCTATTGCCAGCTCCACTCAGATTCAGTTCCTCGCGTACAATGGTGAGTACGTCAAGATCAATGGGGTGGTCTACAACATCCCCGCCGGCGGGATCAATGGTTTCAATACGAGTTGTTACATCGACGGGGTCGTCGGGAACCTGGCGGCCTCGACGACCTATTACGTTTATCTGTTCAACAACTCCGGGACGCTGACGATCGAGTTCTCCACGACTGGTCATCAGAACAGTGCGTCCGCTGGGAATGTCGGTGTTCGGATCAAGAACGGGGACAACTCTCGCTCGCTCATTGGGTTTATCCGTACTAACGCCTCCGCGCAGTTTCAGGACGACAATGCTAAGAGATACCTGCTGTCGTGGTTCAATCAGCAGGACAAGTTCCTACTCGTAGGTATGTCCAACAACTCGACCTCGGTCGTGGGTCCAATCCAGATTGGAACCAGCACCTGTGAGGCATTGAACTGGGCCGGTCAAGCGGTCATGATGAATATTGTAGGACAAGGTTATACGACCGCTGGCTACTCCAACTTTGGTGTGTGGATCGATGGTACTGGCAATTGGGTCGGTGCTCAGTATTTTTATACGAGTTCAGTGATGGTTCCGACAACCGCCGGTGGCTGGAATAATCCTTCGGAGGGCAATCACGTCTACGCTGGATACTACGGGATTTCGAACGGTACCGGGACAGTCTATTGGTACAATGCCCAGATAAGCGGGGTCACGCGAGGATGACATTGTGGCTATGAACTTTTGTGAGAACCCATGGGTAGCGTCGAGCTCGTAACCAGTCAGCAGCGGATAACGCTGGTTCAGAATAGCCAGTCCTCGCTGGTGATCAGCGTGCCCGGTACGGGTCCGCAGGGTCCCGCTGGTCAGACCGGTGCTCCGGGGCCGGCTGGTGCCACGGGTGTAGGTGCCACCGGTCCTCAGGGTCCAGGCGGCACGGGCCCGCAGGGTCCTCCAGGTACGACCGGCGCCACCGGTGCGCCAGGTCCTCAGGGTCCGATAGGAGCCTCCGGCACTGGTCCACAGGGAGCCCCTGGCCCGATAGGAGCCACCGGCCCGCAAGGTGCGACGGGCCCGACGGGAGGAGCCACGGGCGCGACCGGCCCTCCCGGAGCCACCGGCCCGATAGGACCCACGGGAGCCACTGGTTCGACGGGTGCGTCTGGTACGGGCCCGATAGGATCGTCCGGCGCCACGGGTGCCTCCGGTCCAGGAGGTCCGCAGGGCCCGCAGGGTCCGTTAGGAGCTACCGGTGCATCGGGGACGCCAGGTACGCCGGGGGACGTCGGAGCCACCGGCGCCTCTGGTCCAGCGGGCATCACCGGTCCCATTGGTCCCACCGGTCCTCCTGGTGCCGACGGAGCTAACGGAGTGGACGGGGCCACCGGAGCTACCGGCCCTGTTGGTCCTCCGGGTGCCGACGGCGCGTCCGGTTCTCCCGGCGGTGCGACGGGTGCCACCGGCCCTGCTGGTCCTCCCGGTGCCGACGGCGCGCCCGGTCCTCCCGGGTCCCCTGGAGGCGCGACGGGTGCCACTGGTCCGCAGGGTCCTACCGGGGTCACTGGTGCTCAGGGTCCCGCCGGCGCGACCGGGGCCACTGGACTTACAGGACCCGCCGGACCAGCCGGGTCCACCGGGGCCACTGGTCTCATTGGTACGACTGGCGCCACCGGTGCGTCCGGTGCGTCCGGTGTTGCTGGTGCATCAGGTGCCCAGGGCGCAACTGGTTTGATTGGTTTGACTGGACCAACTGGTTCGCAAGGTCCTACCGGTGCGGCGGGAGCGACTGGAGCGACTGGACCTACTGGTTTGACCGGTACGATCGGAGCGACCGGGGCTACTGGTCTGACAGGTCCGACCGGTACGGCCGGTAGTGCCGGACCTCCTGGGGCGACCGGAGCCACCGGCCCGCAGGGTCTCACCGGACCTCCCGGTGCTACCGGTGCCAGCGGCGCGCCCCCGACTCCGACCGCACCGAAGGTGACGGTATTCACGGCCAGTGGGACGTACTCTCCCACGGCCGGGGTCGTCTATTCGCTTCTCGAGACCTGGGGAGGAGGCGGTGGTGGTGGTGGTATGCCCGCGACGGGAGCCTCGACTGGTGGCGGCGCTGGTGGCGGCGGCGCTGGTGGTTATTCCAGAAAGATCGCGTCGGCGGCACAGATCGGTGGTGGTCAGACAGTTACGATTGGGGCCGCTGGCGCCGGAGCCCCGGCCGGAGCGAACGCGGGTGGTACCGGTGGCACCACATCTATCGGTACGTTGTGCGTGGCAAATGGTGGCACTGGGGGCGGCGCCGGTACTAACGGGCTCGGATTCGGCGGTGGAGGGTCCGGTGGCTTGGCCGGGACTGGTGATATCGCCGGGACCGGTGCCCCAGGGGGTTGGGGCCTCGGGTCCGGGAACACTAGCTCGGTCCAGGCCATAGGCGGCATTGGTGGATCGACATCGATAGGTGGTGGCGGTCGATTCGGTGGTTACCCAGGACAGCCCGCGAGCGGACCAGGAGGCGGCGGTGACGGCGCATCGTCTCAGTACAGTGGCGCCGCGTATGCTGGCGGTAACGGCGCTGCCGGTATTGCTGTCGTAACGGAGTACTTCTTCTGATGGGCCATCGCTTCCACGTCCTCGGAATCCCGCACACCGCCTCGAACAGCGAGTGGCTCTCCTGTGCCTACACCCAGAAGGTGGTCAGGCTGTGTGCCATGCTCAAGTCTCGCGGGCACGCGGTGATCCACTACGGTAACGCGGCCTCCGAGGTCTCGTGCGACGAGAACGTGATAGTGACCGAGCGCGGCGACCTCGGGCCCCCGCAGGCCTATCTCAACTTCGACATCAAAAGCAAGGTCTACCGACTGTTCAATCGCAGCACGATCGCTGCCATAGAGCGACGCAAGGAGCCCAGGGACTTCCTCCTGTGCATGTGGGGCGAGGGTCATCGCGCGGTCGCGGAGGAGCACTCCGACCTGATTGTGGTGGAGCCTGGCATCGGCTACGCCGGTGGTCACTTCGCACCGTTCAAGGTGTTCGAGAGCTACGCCATGCTGCACGCCTACTACGGGCTGGCCGCGGTGGGCAAGGCGGACAAGCTCAACTGGTACGAGGTGGTGATCCCCAACTTCTTCGACCCAGAGGACTTCACGTTCGAGTCTATCAAGGCGGACTACCTGCTGTTCCTCGGTCGGGTCTACAGCGGCAAGGGAGTCCAGATCGCCGTGGAGCTGGCGGAGCGAGTCGGGTCCAGGCTGGTCGTGGCCGGGCACGGTGAGATCGAGAAGCCAAAGTACGAGGGCATTGAGCTCGTGGGCATGGTGGACCGGGTCACTCGTCGCAAGTTGCTCTCCAACGCTCGCGCCCTGGTGGCTCCCTCCCTGTTCATCGAGCCGTTCTGCGGCGTGGTCACCGAGGCCCACTTCTCCGGCACACCAACAATTACGAGTGACTGGGGAGCGTTCGCGGAGAACAACTTGCACGGGGTCACCGGCTATCGCTGCCGGACCATGGAGCACTTCGAGTGGGCCGCGCGCAATGTGGACAAGATAGACCCCCATGATTGTAATGAGTTCGCTCGTAAGAACTTCACCATGGAGCGCGTGGCAGACATGTACGAGGAGTACTTCTGGTCGGTGATGAACGTGTTCACCGGCAAGGGGTGGTACGAGCCGAATCCCTCTCGCGTTGACCTGGGCTGGCTCACCAGGTATTTCCCAGGGAGCTAGAGGTATCACTGGACCTCCCCCTGATTAGAGGCTAAGTCTGGGAGGTCGTGAGTAATCTTGTGGCGACAAACCTACTAACAAACGGAGAATACTTATGAAGCGTATCCTACTGGCTGGGGCTCTCATGGCTCTCGCGTCCACCGTCGTACCGGCTGGTGCCAACACCATCGTGGCCGACGGCATCACCTACAATTTCTCATCGAGCGGTCTCACTGGCTCGACCGAGAGCTTCGACATCATGATCTCCGGGATCAATGGTGCCCTCGATACGGAGGGGGGCAGGTTCGGAGTGCAGTCGTTCGCGTTCTCCACCCCCGGGCTCGGGACTCCGCTGACCGGCTCCAGCACCTTCGGAGCCTTCCAGGGCGGCGGGCTCAACTCCGGCGGCTGCGATGGGTCAGGTGGCTTCTTCTGCTTCTCCGGTCCGACCCCGACCGGTCCGGCACTGGCGGCCAACTCCTCACTCGACATCGCCTTCGTGCTGAGTCTCCCCGCAGGTGACGACTTCACGGCCTGGACCCCGGCGTTCAAGATCAACTGGGACGGCTTGAAGAACAACTACGACCTCGTGTCCCTCCCGCTGCCTGGCGGGGCTCCCTCCCCGGTCCAGCTCGGAGCGACCCCGCTCCCCGGATCGGTGTGGCTGATGATCGGCGGCCTGCTGTGCCTGGGAGGTCTCCTGTACCGCAGGGGCTCGTTCGCCATGCCCAGCTCTGGGATGGTCGCGGCCTGATCGTACTCGTGATCTAGAAACGCAGAAAGGCCCCCTCTCCATCCGCTAGGAAGGAGAGGGGGCCGATCAGATATTTCCTCGTGACATTCGTATCAGGAATTTTCATCGGACTCGTAATAGGCGCCTGTTTCGGCGCCGTCATAATGGCAATAATGAAATAGGCTTCGCGAGAGCGAAGAGGAGCGAGGCCGGGTCGAGAGGTTCCCCGTCTGGTGCTGCGATTGGTCGTCGCCCATCAGTCGTAACATTTTCATGGGGAGCCGACTCGGCCTCGCACTCCGTTCCCTCACAGGAGAGCACTCTCGATGAGCACCGTCGCCGTTCATCTGATCCTATTGCACGGGTTGCACGGTCAGCTGCTCTATGTCAATCCAAAAGAAGTAGTAGCGATCAGAACATCGTCTCACAAAGAATTGCTCATCGAGGGTGTCAAGTGCGCCATCTCCACGGCCGATGGTAAATTCATCAGTGTGAGAGAGACTTGTGACGAGGTCATGAGATTGATCGCACAAGAGGTTCCGAAATAAGAGGAGACTGGAAATGTCGAGAGGACTCATCTTCTGGGTGCTGATGCTGATCTGGTTCGTGTTCGCCCTGCTGATCAACTTCGGAGGTTCGGCCTTGATCGGTGGCGCTCACATATCCGCTGGTGTGAACGACCTCCTCCTGTTCGTGCTCTTCCTGCTGCTCGGGTGGCAGGTGTACGGGCCGCCGATTCACGGGTGAGAATTGGGATCACTCCCCCTCCTCTCCATGGGCCCTCCCAAGGAGAGGAGTACTCGGGGCCTCCCTCGCGGGAGGCCCTATTTTTTTGACCACTCGTACCTAGTCCATGCCCCTGGCGTGGTCTCTTCCGATCGCTCTCAATCTGGCTGATCGTTGCTCGGGCGTCTCTCCGTCGTCGGCTACCGCGTCCTTGGCCGCCTCCGCTATGGCTCGCTCCAGCGTGTCGCCCTGGTCGTGCTCCATCGGCGGGCTGGGGTCACGCTTGGCGATGTCGAGGGCTCTGGCCCTGAGGTCCTGGATAGTCCTTCGCATCGTATCGAGCTGGCCCTCGAGGTTGTCCAGCTGGGTCTCTAGTACGACGCTGTGCCTCATGTACCTCTCTTTCAAGTCGCGCTCGCGATTGTAGTCCTGGTTGTTGTTGTTCAACTTGCTGATCACCACCTGCAGGTCGACCTCGAGCTGGGCCGCCCTGCTCTCCGCGCGCTCCGCTCGCTCGATCGCCTCGGAGTAGGTGGCCGCCGCCTCCATGGCCGCGGGGTGGAGCGACCTCTTGGTTTGGAGCGCGGGGGCCGCCGGCAGCTTGGGCTCGTCTAGGTCGTTAGGTCTCGTCATCTCTCCTCTCCTCCTCGCTGGTATGAACCTGGATATGTCGCTCATCATCCATCGCCTCTCTCGGTTGATCGTTACGAAATGAAAGGTCGCCGGAGGCTACGCTCGACCCCTCCCCCGGCGACCCTATCCTCGGGCCTCGCTTCGTTCGGTCCGAGAATCCTTGCGAGGGGTCTCCCCTCCCTCCCCCCGGGAGAGGGGCAGAGCCCCCAAAATCCTCTGGCAAAGTACCCGCTGGCTGGTGATCAGGGTTTCTAGGCTCCTTTCCCTAGGGTCCTGGCCCGGGCCTGCCAGCGGGGCTCCTCATGGCTCCTCCCTGGGGGCGGTCCAGGCCCCTGGGAGGCCTCACGGGGAGCTAGAAAGGGGGCGCCAGCTCCCTGCACCTGGGGCAGGAGACCAGGCCCCTGTACTCCGCCCCGACCCACGTCTGGCCGTGGGGCCAGTCCTTGGGCTCCCTCCCCCAGAACAGGCCGCAGGCCGCCTTGCCCTCCTGGAGCAGGTGGACGGCCGCCTCCATCCCCATGTCCCGGTGCATGATCAGGCCGAGGACGGCCTCTCGCTGGTCGTTGATGATCGCGGCGACCTTCTCCAGGCCCAGGCCGCACGTGATCGCTTCCCCGGTGACCTCATCGTAACGAGATGTCACGAGGGCCATCTTGTCGGCGATCAACTCCGGGGGAGGATCGCTCACCTCCTCGCTGGTGACCTCCTTCACCGCCTCTCCCAGCAGCCTGCGAAGATTGGCTCTCCCGACCATCCACTTTCGCGGCGACCCTTCCGGGGCATCGAGGTACAGTATGGCCTCCCTGACCGCCTCTAATAATTTGCTCGTCATCGCTCCTCTCCCTCTGTCGAGATATATCTCTCGTCCCTGTGAATCTTCTCCGCCCACCCCATCACGGGTGCGACGTTGTATCCCTGCCCGCACTTCCCGCAGAATATGTTGGTGCTCATGCCCCCGCTCGGTCCCTCGTACCACACGTGAGACTCGCTCTTGCACTCCGGGCAATGAGTCCTCAGTTCATCATACAGACTCTCTTCTCTCGGCTCGGTCGTCTCGACCGCTCCCCTGTTCGCCTCCAACAATTTGCTCAGTCTCATACTACCCACTCCCTCCAGGAGTCGTTGTTGATGATAGTGGCCATGTCGATCTTGGCCCGCAGTGACTTGAGAATCTTTCGCTCCAGCTCTGTCGATACGAAGTCCAGGTAGGCCACCCGATCCTCCTTGCCCACGCCCTGACCGCGCTCCTCGCTCTGGTCGCGGTGCTCCAGGTTGTTGGTGTTCGAGAAGTAGATGAGCAGGTTGGCCACCGTCCACGTGCGTCCCCGGCCCCCGGCCGCCGGCGTGGCCAGCATGAAGCGACACCGTGGGTCCTTGACGAAGCGCTCCTCCTCCGCCTCCCTGGTGCTCATGTTGCCGCCCCAGAACCTGGCCACGCTCTCCTCCCCGTACTCCCTCCGCAGCATGGCGGTCATCCGCTGGAGGTTCCTGTCGTAGGAGAACCAGATGATGGCCTTGCCGTCGTACTCCTCGAGCGCTTGCATCACGGCCGCGCTGCGGTTCTCCGGTAGGTCATGAATCTTCCCCTCGTCGTCCTTGGTGTGACCGCAGAGGACCTGGTGGAGCCGCAGCAGCCTGACGATCACCATGTTGGCGGTGACCCAGTCCTCGCTCTCCAGCTCCGCTGTGGCGTTCCTCTTGAGCTCCTCGTACACCCTCCCCTGCTCCTTGGTCAGCTCCACGGTCCTGATCGGCAGATACTCCTTCGGAGGCAGGTCGTAGCAGTCGGCGAGGGTGGCTCGGTAGACGTGCGGGGCCATCAGGCCGCTCAGCTCCTTCTCATTCTTGAACTTCTTGATGATCGGTACGGTCTGGACCCACACGCCTCGCTCCTTGAGCTCCTGCAGGATGTGGTCTCGCGACAGGTCCTCCGCGTCGCACTCCCCTATTCCCTCCATGACGACCTTCTCGCCTCGCAGCGCCCTCTTGAGCTTCGCGATCAGCAACGGGTTGGGCAGGACGCACAGGTTGAACACCTCCGCGTAGCGAGCCCGGAACGTGGTGAAGGTCCAGTGTCCCAGAATCTGCGGGTCCAGGAAGTAGAACTGGGAGAAGATGTCGAGCGGGGAGTTGGGCGTGGGCAGCCCGCTCATGGTACGACGGTATCTCGCCAGCCCCCTCAGCTTCAGAATGAACTCCGTCCTCTTGGAGTCCGGGTTCTTGATCACGGTGGCCTCGTCTATGGCCGCGGTGCTGCGTCGCTGCGAGAGGAAGTCCTTGATCAAGTCCCTGGCCCTGGTGACTGAGCTCAGCGCCTCCACGCCCATGAGCAGGACGCGTGGCCTGCTCCTCTCCGCCGTGAACTTAACCAGGTCCCGCCGCTCCTCCTTGCTCTGGCTGGCTCGCCAGTGGTGGACCCTGACCCTAGAGAGCAGGTCGCGGCTCAGGTGCTTGTCGATCTCCAGGAGCCACGGCGGGAGGACGGCGGCCGGGCCTATCACTGCCAGGTCGTCGACGCAGTCGTTGAGCTCCAATCTACCGAAGTCGGTGAGCAGGCAGTAGGTCTTGCCGGTTCTCATCGCCATGTGGAGAGCGAAGGCCGCCTTGCCGGCCATCGCGTCCAGGGCCTCCAGCTGTCGCACGCGAGGAGGCATCTGGGGCTCGTACTTCTTTATCCTCACGCTCGCCTCCTCGCCCTGCGGGTCTCCCTCCATACGAAGATGTGATGAGGGCCGCGTCGCTCCGACTTCTTTATCTCGTAACTCTCCCCGTTGGCATCGACCTTCCTGATCAGGCTGCTGATCGTGGCAATGATGGCCTTCGGGGCATTGAACGGGGCCGGGTTGGGGCCGCCGTAGAACTTCTTGAGCAGCGTCTCGGTGCTGACCTGGGTCCCGTTCTTGGGAATCAGCGCCAGCATTCTCTCCTCCGAGGAGGAGTAGTCCACCGACCTAGGCATGTTGGTCTCCTCTGAGCCAGAAACAAAAATAAAGGGCGAGGCCTCGCGGCCCCGCCCACTCCTCGCCCATAGAGAATGGGCAGAGGTCACTTCTTCTTGAGAGCGATGTTGCCGTCCTCGTGCTTGACGACCTCGTAAGAGAGCTTGCCATCATCGATCATCATCTCCAGGCCCTTGAGGACCGCCATCATGGAGCCGACGGAATCGGCGTCCCCGTAGATGTGCTTGGCCAGGGCCTCGCGAGCGATGCCCTTGGCTCCGGAGGCCTCCAGCTTGAGCAGGAGCTTCTCGCGGTTGGTGCCCTCTCTCGTACCGAACACTCCGACGATGCCAGCTCGCTTCTCCTTCGGAGCGGCGGAGGTCTCGCCCTTGACGGCCTTGCGGGCGGTCTTGGACTTCACGGCCTTGCGAGCCGAGGTCTTGGTCTTGGCCTTCCTCGCCGAGGGGGCCTTCTTCTTCGCAGTAGACGTAGCCATAGTGTCACCTTTCTCCTGGGCGTCAGCGGCTTTTTTGCTGGCCCGTGCGGCCTTGATTGAGGACGCCAACGCAGTACATCGCTTGATCGCCATGTCACTGCTGGGGAACCTCTCCACGCCTTTGGCGTTGAGGCCCAAGTCCAAGGCCTCCTTCACCATCTGATTGTAACGAGCGACATAGTTGACCTCGGCAGCATCAGCTATCTGCGCGGGGCTCCCGGTCTCGGGCTTGGTCTCGGTAGTATCGTCTTGTTTTGTCGCCATGTTATCTCCATAGTTCAATGAGGTACGGGTGTCCATACCTCGGTTGCTGGTCTCATCTCCTCTTGATAGGAGCGACCTGGGGCCGCTCGCTACTCGCTCTCGCTCCCTCCTCCTTATCGCCTCCTCTTGCTCGGGGGTCAACGGCACGCGGTTCTTGATCAGGAGGAAGTCTGGTATGCCGTCCTCGTAATCAAA